ACGCACCAATTTACACAGATCCCATAAACGAACACGAGCCAGACGAAAGATTTATGTTCGTCTGGCTCTCTTCTGGTGGAGGCGAGGGGAGTCGAACACTCTGGAGCCCCTGATTTATCGCAGTTTTCAACGATCGACCTCGTGACTGTACTCTGCGGCCCGGTGTAATTATATGCGATCCTGATCTCGTCATCGTACAGGTAGACAGCATTGACAAATGCGTCGATGACTGTCCTCTGGTAGTTCTCGTCTGTATAGTCACCGCCCCGGAACTTCTCAAGCCAGAAAATGACCTGATCCCTCTCGATGCGTGGCTTCCTGATCTGCTCTCTGGATATTCCGACAATGAGGTCGTCCCTCTGAGCTTCCAGTTCCATGAGCCTCTCCTTCGTGGTCGGTGTGATGATCCCCTGCTCAATGGCCGCCATAATGTTCCGGATGGCCTTCTCTGTCTCTTTGAGCTGCTGCTCCATGGAATAGAGGACGGTGCTCGTCAGCTCACGCTCCTGAGGGGCCATAACAGCGTCGGCGATCTTCTCGATGACGTCATCCTGAAGAACCTGCTGCACAGTCTCGCGGACAACCAGCTCCTCGATCCACTTCTTTTTTACCGCCTTCTTATCGCATACGCGGCGGCGCTTGTTATTATTGCATTTATAGTAATAGTATACCGTGCCATGCCTGCCGGTGCCGCTCTCTCCGATCATGTTACCGCCACACCTGCCGCAGAACAGCTTCGTCGTCAGCAGGTAGTCCACTTCAGTCCGGGCCATGGCCGGGGCTTTTTTTGTTTTCTCTATCATGGCTTGAACCTCCTCAAAGAGCGCCCGGTCAATAATAGCAGGCACACCGCCCTCAATGCGGATGTCGCGGTATTGATAGACGCCGATATACTTCTCATTTCTCAGCATTTTCCTGAGACTGTTCTTGTTGAATGGATTGCCTCTGGAAGTCTTGAGCCCTCTCTCATTCATTAAGTTTATGATCTGCGTGACATTCATGCCGCTGGCATAAAGCTCGAAAATCTCCTTGACGATCGGAGCAGTGGCGGGATCTATCTCGAAGCGCTGATCGGCTCCGACTCTATACCCGAGGGCTATGCCACCACCGTTCACTTTACACTTGAGGGCATTATCCTCCAGCCCTCCGATGATGTCCTGTCTCAAGTTCTCGGAATAATATTCAGCATACCCCTCGAGCATTGACTCGAGGAGGATGCCTTCAGGGCCGTCCGGGATCGTCTCTTTTGCATAGACAACCCGGACGCCGTTCTTTTTAAGTCTTGCCTTATACATGGCCGCATCGTATCGGTTACGAGCGAACCTGTTCACCTTATAGGTGATCACGACCTGAAACTTCCCTTTTGCGCTGTCTCTGATCATACGCTGGAAGTCTGGCCTCTTGTCTGTCTTTCCAGTGAGAGCTCTGTCACAGTATTCCCCGATGACAAGCATCCCGTTGCGCTCGGCAAACTCGTGGCACTCGCGCAGCTGTACCTCGATCGACTCCTCGCGCTGATTATGTGATGAATAACGTGCATATATGACAGCCTTCACGGTGCCACACCCCCTTCCTGACTTTTTTATATTTTCACACCTCTATATCATCGAAAACGATCGGATCTGGCAACCCGCTCAAGTGCAGGTCATCAGCCAATTTATACATATGCTTGCAAGGAACCCCTCTCTCTGCAAAATCGGGACAGGTGCACCTCTCCAGCGTTGTGCGATATTTCTTCCCTCGACCACCTACAAAAAGAGCACATTTTCCACGTTCGTCCAACTTGCCAACAGTTAGCTGGCCGGAAAGCGCTTTCGATGGTGATGGGTGGGCTTGTCGTCATCGCCTGAACGCCCCCTTGGCTGCCACCCTTGCCGGAAGTGTCTGCTCGGGCCTTGTCATAATGTTGTTGAAGTTCTGTGCCTCGTACCGGATGCCCGGGATCCTGCGACCGCTCACTCCATACTTGGGGTTATAGCCGAACAGGTTTATGTATGTTGCCAGATCATCGCGTTCCTCGGCCATGGCCTTCATAACCTCGAACATGGCAAGCACGTCGTCGATGGCCCGGTGGCTGTTCTGCACCTTGTCGGTCAGGTTGTAGGCGATGATCGCATTGGCCAGCTTGTGAGGGTATGGCCTGCGGTCTTTGTATACGGTCAGGGTGTCGAGCTTATTGACTGGCACGCTGATGGTCTGCTGTTCTTTGCGCAGCAGCGCGCTCACGAATTGGATGTCGAACTGTGCGTTGTGGGCCACCATGAGCACGGCCCCGGTGCCCGAGAACATTCTGGCGAAGGTCTTGGCTGCCTCGTGAGTGTTTACACCCTCGCTCAGCAGCTTCGCGTCAGTGATCCCCGTCAGCTCCACGATGTCGGGCGGGAGCTTCTCACCGTCCGGCAGTTTGATGAAGGTGTCCATCTGGTCGGCGATCCGGAGAGCTCCCCGAGGCGTCTCCTCGATGCGCATGGCCGCCAGCTCGATGATCTGATGCTTGTCCGGATCGAGGCCGCTTGTTTCACAGTCGAACAGGACGAGGGCCTTGTGGTTTTCAAATAACGATTTTAATGGGTTCATGAGTTTGCTCCTTTCATATCTGCGGCTCAATGGGCCGCCAGTTTTGCTTGGCGCTCCTTTTTCCAGCGCCCTACCCATACGGATCCTCTGAGCTTCAGAAGTGGCACAATTATTCCATCGGCTCCATACCTGATCGGCCGGAGTCATAAAGTACCTTATCTCTTTCCTGAGCAGAAAAGCAGCCAGCAATATGTAAATTATCGCAACACCAAAAGCACCGCTAACCGGCAATTCTGAAGCGTCGGCAATCGCCATTACGATACCGAGAACGGACATAATAATTAGAAACATCGCAAACTTTCCGCGCTTCAAACTTGTAAACAATAACACGATAATACCCCCTATCTACCATTTCGACTATTAGATTTTTCCATTTCTTCCTCAAGTTCAAAAGCCATCGTCAATAGACGTGTTTGCCTCTTTACATCAAGCAGCTCAAAAATTCGCAATAGTTCAACGGCTCGATCGCTCAACTCGCGCGCGTGGATGCCCCCGTTCTTAACAATCAATGTTGTGGCGTGATTACCCTGCACTACTGCGCTGTTCGATATATTTGAAGCCGCATTCATCTCGTTGCTTTCTCCTATTAGATATGCAGGCGACACACCAAAAAACTCTGCAAAAGAGGCCACTGTTGTCAGCATTGGCTCTTGCGTACCGTTTTCATATCTTGAGATTGTGCTTTTATTAAGCCGCGCCCCCATTTTATTATTATATTGATCACAAAACTGATCCATTGTAAGGCCTCGTTTTATTCTAAGCTCTTTTAACCTACTGCCGAAACAGTTCGGCGCGTTCCTTGCTTGCTTCATGTTATCGACCTCCATAATAGCATTATAAGGAAACGACAACAAAAAAACAATATAAAAGATATATAAATTTACTATAAACACAAAAAAACCTATTGACAGCCCAATTTTTTCATGCTGTATTGTTATCGTATTCGACAACAGATTATCGAATACGATAAATTATACCGGTTTTCACCGGCAAATACGAAAGGAGTCAAAAATATGAAAAATCTCAAAGTTAAGCTCACTTTTATCGAAGGGGTTCTCGGAACAGCCCCAAACAATCCGGAATTATACCGCGACTTTATTGCATCAAAAGCGCCTGACGCTTCTACTATCGACGACGAAGTCGCAGCTATCGGAGTTGATGGAATAGTGGAAAAATCTCTGACGGTATTTCCAAGAAATCAAGACGGACAACCTATTTTTTATGACTACCAGATCAAAGGGCTTTTCAAGGATGCTTGTGGATCACTGAGAAAAGTAGCAGATTCAGAAAGCGCAAAAATCAAAGCATACAAAAAAGAAATAGACGGCCTTATATTCGTAAGTCCTCGCATGATCCCAATTATTACAAAGGACGAAATTGGAATTTGCCAGAGACCTCTTAGGGCTCAGACAGCTCAAGGCGAGCGTGTTTCGCTTGCTATTAGTGAAGAAATAAAGGCAGGCGCAACCATAGAATTTACTGTCTCATGTCTTTCAGACGCGCACGAGAAAGCAGTGCGTGAATGGCTTGACTACGGAGCGTTGCGCGGCCTCGGCCAATGGAGAAACAGTGGAAAAGGTCGTTTTGTTTGGGAAGAAGTATAAAAAGCAACGGAATAGCTCAGTGGGGCGCCAACGACAACCGGGCGATCACGATCGAGGTGGCAAGTGACACCACCCACCCATATGCGGTCACTGACAAGGCGCTCGCTGCACTGATCGAGCTCTGCGCCGACATATGCAAGAGGAACGGCATCAAGAAGCTCCTCTGGAAGGGCGACAAGAACCTGATCGGTCAGGTCGACAAGCAGAACATGACCGTCCACCGCTGGTTTGCTAATAAGTCGTGCCCGGGCGACTATCTGTACGAGAGGCACGGCTACATCGCGGACGAGGTCAACAAGAGACTCGGAGTAGCTGCCGCACCTTCCACCGGATCCGGCACTCTGTACTACGTCCAGACCGGCGCATATTCCAACAAGACCAACGCCGACGCACAATATCACAAGGTTAAGGCTGCCGGCTTCGATGCCATCATCAAGCAGTCGGGCAATCTTTACAGAGTGCAGGTCGGAGCCTTCAGCGTGAAGGCAAACGCCGACGCCTATGCTGCCAAGCTGAAAGCGGCCGGCTTCGACACCTATGTCACAACAACCGGCGGCACTCAGGTGGCTACTGGATCCGCGCCGGCACCGGCCAAGAAGATCGAGGTCGGCAGCAAGGTCAAGATCAAGAGCAGCGCCACCAATTACAGTACCGGCCAGAAGATCCCCGACTGGGTGAAGGCAAATACCTACACCGTGCAGCAGCTCGGAACGGGCAAGGCCCTCCTCAAGGAGATCGTCAGCTGGGTGAATACTTCAGACCTGACGCTCGTCTAATAACAACACACAAAAACCCGCTCTCCGGATGTCCTCCGAAGGGCGGGCTTTTTATTTTTATATCGCGCCAGCTCTATGCTGCCGGCAGCTTCATAACTAACACGAACACTGACTCCAAGACATAGATCTGCGTGTTCGAGTACGCGTTCTTTGGTGGAGGCGAGGGGAGTCGAACCCCTGTCCGAAACCATTTCCACCAGTGTTTCTACGGGTGT